GAGTTGGTGTGCAGGTACGGGTAGCGCTTGACGCTGTCTTCCGCCCACATCCAGGCATGCTCGCCCAACTGCTCCGGTGTCAGGATGGGCTTCTCGATGTCGAAGCGTGCCGCCATCTCGGCCAGCCACGAGAGAAGCATGTTCACCAGCTGCTGCGCGTCCTTGGCCAGGCGGACATGCCCCTGGTAGCGCTCGATGCCGTCCACCACCATGCGCTTGCCGTAGAAGGGCACGACAGGGATGCACTTGCCGGCGATCTCCTCGCCGTCGTTCAGCATCTTGGCGCCGTTCATCAGGTACTTGACCACCTTGCGGCAGCGGACCTTCTTGCGCTCGACCTCCTGGTAGCCGGTGGCTGTCAGCTCCTCCAGCACGGCCGGGTCCTCCTCCAGGTCCTCCAGTTCGACGCGCTTCTCGTCGCCGGCCAGGCCCTGGAAGATCACGACGACTTCCTTTTCCTCCTCGATGCGGTACAGCTCGCACACCCAGACGACGTCAGGCGTGCACCAGTCGAACTGGCTCTGGGTGATGTCGTGCGGCCAGTCGGACGGGTCGTCGCCGAATTCGTCCTTGTAGGCCGACACGGCGTAGGGCGTGAGCACGTAGCAGCGCTTGGCGTCCGCCTTGTCGTAGCGCTTCGCGCCCAGGTCGAAGAAGACGGTGGAATCGGCGTCGAAGATGGGCTCGAAGGCGACGCGCTGGCGCTCGTTCTCGTCGTCGTCGTCATCCTCGTAGACGGCGCGCAGGCGGATGGCGCCCATGCCGCCCGCCGTGCCCTCGTCGAAGCAGTTGTCGTCGGCCTCGTCGGAGTTGCAAGCCTTTTCGTCAGCGCGGAACAGGCCGTCGCAGGCGTCGGCCAGCTTGTCGGCCTTCGAGCCGTCCCGCGGCTGGAAGTCAACCGTGACCCGGTTGTTCCGGTACTCGTTGTAGATCCGGATGCATGCCAGGTGGATCTTGTTGAACTCGTACTTGGGCTTGTTCTCGAACTGCTCGCCGAGACCGCCCTCCCACTGGGCGCCGGTCACGAAAGCGAAGCGGCGGTCCTGCAGGCACTGCAGCCGGACCTCGCGGCTCGCCGCCTGGATGCCGTCGAACTCGCGGATTGCCTCCGCGTGGATCTCGGCGAGCTTCGCTTCCTTGGATTTACGGGCCATCAGCCATCTCCCCGCACGGGGTTGGATGAGCTGCTGGTGGCTCGGAAGTGCTCAGCCGGCCGGCATTGGGCGCCGGCCATAGGTGCGAAGTTTAGCGACGGGCGTGGTGCGAGACCATAGGGACGGGCTTGGCGGGCGGCGGAGGGGCGGCCTTTACCGGGCGGGCGAAGGACAGGAACAGGGCATCGGCCCGGCCCGGGCTGGGCAGCCCGCGCTTCTTCATGTCCTTCTTGGCCTCAAGCTGAACCTTTCCATCGGGCCGCGGCACCGTCTCGATGGACGTGAGGTCGCTGTACAGCACCTGGTCCTCCTCGATGCAGCCGCCCTCCTTCAGCCAGGTCTTGGTCTGGCTGGCCATATAGGCGCGCAAGTTCAGGCAGCCAGGATCCGGCGACTCGCCGCTGAACCAGATCAGGTTCCACTTGCGGCCCATGGTCTTGCCGGCGCTGACCACGCCAGTGCCGTAGCCGGCGTCAATGTTGACCATGGCCGCGCCATGCTCATCTTCGAACTGGGCCAGCTTCATGGCCACGTCCCAGTCGTTGTCGTTCTTGGCGAAGGTGTGCAGCACCCTGAACTTCAGGCCCTGACGCAGGCCGATGACGCCCTCGTCGTCTCCCTCCCATGCGTTGTCGAGCGTCAGAACCTTGGGCGCAAAGCTGTAGGCCTTCTCCTCGATGGGGCGGCCGAAGGCGGCGTCGACGTCGTCGGCGTTGATGAACTGCTTGATCGACATCGCCGGGAACATGCCGCGCACCCGCACCTTGACGATGTCGCTGTCTTCGCCGTGGGTCTTCACGAACTCGTCCAGGTATTCCTTGTTGGTGCCTTCCACCTTGCGGCTGTCGATGTGACGCGTTCGCCACAGGTGCCGATAGCGGCGGAAGCACTCGCGGAACCTGCCGGAAGCCTGCGTCGGGTTGCCGAACACCACCCAGATGATCTCCGTACCCTCGTCGGTCAGCGCGCCCTCGGCCACTTCCCACACCTTGTCGGCGATGGCGGAGGCCTCGTCAAACACCAGAACGATGCGCTTGCCCTTGTTGTGCAGACCTGCGAATGCCTCGGTGTTGTTCACGCTCCATGGTGTCGCGTCGGCACGCCAGGACAGGTCTCGGCCCACCTCGTTGGAGTAGAGCGACATGCCCGGCACAGACCACCAGGGTGATGTGATCGAAAGTTGCGACCACTTCGACACTTCGGGCCAGGTCTTGGTGCGCAGCTGCTTCTCGGTGTTGGCCGTGATGACGATTCGCGTGTCCTCGCAGGTCGACATTGCCCAGTTGCAGAGCATCCCAATGAAGGCCGACTTGCCGATGCCGTGCCCTGACGCAACGGCCAAGCGGTACGGCTGATGGCGGGTGACTGGGTCGCTGAGGTGGTCCCGCAGCGCAGCGAACTCCTCGGCCTGCCAGGTGCGAAGCGCTGACGCACCTTCACCCGCGAGCTGCCCGCTACCCCAGTCGTAGGCGTAGTTGGCCCAGGCCAGCGGGTCCGCCGACATCGCAGCGGCGTCCTCCACCAGCTGCTCGTCGACCTCGTCTTCTGTCATGCCTCGGCCTTCTTCTGCAGGCGCTCGCGGGCACGCGCGAGGCGCTCAGCTCGCGGCGTGGTGTCCTTGACCTCAAGCTGGTCGGTGAACAGCTTGTAGTGCTTGCCGATCAGCTCCTTCCCCCGGATGGCGGCGGAGAACTCGCCGGCCTTGGCGGCGCGGTTGGCCAGGTCGTTGATGTCCAGCAGCACCTGGTCGGCCTTGATCAGCGTGCGCTTCTGCTGCTCTGCCAGCGCCTTGCGGATGGCGGCCTTCACGCGGGGGCGGTTGGCGAGCTGCGATCCCTGGCGCGTCGCGGTGTGCGCCGAGTACCCGGCGGCTGCTGCCGCCCGGCCAGCGTTTGCGTCGATCAGGTACTCGGCGACGAAGCGCGCTTCCTTCGGGGTCAGGTCGGTGGTCTTGGGCATGGTGTCGCTCTACTGCTTCTGGATCTGCCGCGCGAACTCCGCCATCAGCTCCTGCGCGATGGACTGGATCGCATAGGCTTCCTGCTCGGTGCCTGGGCTACTCTCGCCGATGCGGTCGGCGTACTGCTGCCAGATGTGCACCGCCTCGTGCACCAGCAGCCCGGCCACCTCGACGGGCATGCGCTCTTCGTGCCCACGCATGCAGACGATGCACGCCAGGCCAGACGGGGCTTCGAAGGTGTGCGTGGTGGCGTGCGACCAGCTGTTGCGGATGAACGCCGGCACGACAACATTCAGATCAGCGCAGGCCTGGCGCAGCTGGTCCTCGTTCAGGCAAAGCGCCAGAAATGGTCCGGGCGCGGCGATGCGGCGGTCTAGCCACAAGCTCGTCAGTGCACCTGAGTCGGCCTCCACGCCTTGAGCTCCGCCCGCAGCCGCGCCTGCTCCGGCGTCAGCGGTGGAGGCCGGTTCGGATCCAGCGCCGCCCACTGGGCCTGCGCACCCTTGGCCGTCATGCCGAAGCCAACCCGGCCCTGGCCCGTGCAGGTCCAGTAGCCGTTCAGGCGTTTGAGGTGGGGTCTGGTCACGCTGCATTGTCATTCCTCGGATTCAGGCTGTCACCTCGCACACCCGCCAAGTCACGCCGGCCAGGATGAACTTCTCACCCACCCGCACGACGAAGGGAGCCATCTGCGGCCCTGCGTAGGTCAATCGCAGGGGCGACCAGTTGCCGCGCCCGATGGGCTTGCACAGGACCGTCACCGGCTGACCTCCCGCCGCATGAAGTCATCGGCATCGGCCGCCTTGACCTGGTCGTGGGTCAGGCCCAGGCGCTCCAGCTGCTGCAGGTAGACCGGGTTGAGCTTGCCGGCGCGCTTGGCCTCGAAGAAGTGCGGGCCACGCGAGAACGCGCGGGCCTTGCAGCCGGAGCAGGACGCCCGGAAGCCGTGGTGCGCGGCCGTTGCGGCGGCCTGGCAGTCGGGACAGGTCATTGCGCACCTTTCTCAGCCATCTCCTGCACGCACTGCTTGCAGATCGCGACAAAGGTCCCGCCGCGCTTCATGCGCTTGCTGCCCAGCTGCGGGCGCGGCTGGTGGCAGCGGCCGCACATCATGTTGATGCACACGCCGTTGCCACGGTAGGCGGCGATACCAGCGGGCGGCTGGCGGCGGGCGTCGTCGTCGTGGTTCAAAACGCGCCCTCCTCTTCGGGCTCGGGCAGCAGCCCGGCCTGGGTGGGCTGGTCGACCTGCAGCGGAGCGATCGTCAGCACCACGCGGGCGCCGTGCTCGTCGGGCTCCATGCGCTCGGCGGCGTACCGGAACACGCGGCTGTCATCCTCGAGCGCGATGCCGTTGAGGGCATCCAGCAGCACCTTCTCGGCGTTGGTCAGGTCGATGCACTGCACCGTGTCATCCCAGGCCGCGCCGTGCTTGCGCTGGCGGGTCTTCCAGTCCAGCGGCCGGTGCGGGTAGAGCTGGAGCGTGACGGCGACACGGCCGGCGATGGGCTTGGTGATGCCGGCCGCGAAGCACAGCCCGGAGACGGCCTTCTTGAAGGCCTTGGCCTCGGTGCTGAGGTGCACGATGGCGCGGGTCGATCCGCGAGGCACGAAGCTCTGCCAGTACCGGTTCGCCGAGATCGGATAGGGGAGCGTCAGGCGGATCACTTGAACGCCTCCCAGGTGCGCCACAACAGCACGCCCCAGAAGCCCGTCAGGGCAATCAGCATCGTCCACCAGAACTGGGTGATGCCGATGTTCAGTCGGAGAGGCCGGCGGCACGGGCAGGACTTGCCCTGACCGACCTGGCAGGCGACGCAGCGGTCGCTGCTGGATGGATGGCTGACGGTCTTCATGCGGCCTCCAGGGAAGTTTTCGGAACAACGTCGACGAGCCGGCTGGCGAAGTCGAAGACGGAAGCGGCCGGGCGGGTTGCCTGGGCCTTGCGGTGCTCGGCGCGGATGCAGTTGGCCCGGCTCTGCGTGATGCCAAGGGCATGTGCTGCTTCGCTGCCGCTCTGCGTGCTTTCGAGGAGCCACTGGCGCAGCTCGGGCGTGAGCTTCTGGTTGACCTTGGGCAGTGCAGCGATTGCGGCCAGCTTTGCGGGCGTGCGGGCCTTGCCGCTGGCCTTGATGTGACGGAACCAGGTGCCGCGGTTGGCGGCGCTGACGTGCAGCGGGGACACGCAGTCGTAGCTGTCGCAGGTGCGGAAGCAGATCCAGCCGTTGCGCAGGGTCTTGCCCGGGTGCGAAAGCAGCCAGACGGCACGGGTCGCGGTGATGTGGCCAAGACCGTGCACCCAGACGACATGGCGGTCGCCTCGGGGGAGCGCCTTGCCGCGAGCCGTGCGCAGATGCCAGCAGCCGGAGTCCTCGTCGATCACACAGCGCTGGCGCAAGTCCTCGACGCTCGCGATGCCATCCAGCCGGGTTCCCTTGGCGTGGCTCATGACGCCTCCAGCGAAGCCCGCGCAGCGGGTTGAGCTTCTACAGAGACATGTCCCGTGTCCCGGCTATTTGTCCCGGTTGAAATGTCCCCCGGGACATCGGGACATCCCTCCTTTAGGAGGGCGTGCGCGCGCGAGATGTCCCGGCTGTCTGTCCCGGTTGAATGTCCCGTTTCGGTGGTTTTCATGTCCCGTTTGCCTTTCGTCATGTCCCGCTCCTCAGAGCCAACACATAGCCCTCCGAGATCTCCATGAGGCCGCTGTTGATGGCCCAGGACTTGGCGCGCTGGTAGGCCTTCTTGCGGGCTTCGGCGTTCTCTGCGGCGCAGTCGGCGTAGAAGGCCGACCGCATGTCGGCTTCCTTGCAGCCGTTCTGGATAAGCGACAGCAGCAGCGCGTTGTTGCCGCCTCGGCCGGCCTTCACCTCGGCTTCCATGGCCTCCTGAACGTCTTCGGCAGACGTCAGGTGACGCGCCACAAGGCTGGTGATGTCGTCGCCGTCCTCGTCGGTCCCGAGCTTGTGGACGCTGACGCGGAAGGTGGTGTCGCTGAAGCGCTCACCGTCCTTCTGCTTCAGGCAGGTGACGGTGGCCATCATTTCCTTCTCGTCGCGGAAGACGCCGTACATGAAGTCGACGTTTGCCAACATGGCGCTGGAGCCGCGGGGCCGCTCGGTGGCGGCGTGGCCGCTGTGGTGCACGACGAGGACAGCGCAGCCCCAGAGCTGGCGGAAGCGCGCGCCGATCTCGCGGAAGTACCCGGAGACGTCATTGGCGACGTTCTCTTCGCCGCCGAAGGTCTGGGACAGCGTGTC